TACTCCTAATCTTTATGGAACTCCTAGACTTGGTGATTGGGTCTTTGGATTTTTCTTAGATTCATTGTCAGCACAAGAACCAGCAATCTTAGGATACTTACCTGCAATACCCGCAGAGGCCTCAGCCGCCGTTACGGGTCGAGTGACCGAGGAGGCAACAGAATATTTTGGTACTCCACCAACAAACATGACTAGAAGTTTTGCAAGTGTATCTAATAGAAAAGACATTTTGTGGGAAATAAACAATTCTAAAATAACAATTGCAAATGATAGTGGAAATATGACAGTAAAGTCATTAAATAAAATGTTTTTCGATGCAAATAATATCACATCAACAACATCAAACGCAATGTATTTTACTGCAAATAGCACTATTGCAACAACAGCAAATGGAATATATACCGTTGCAAATACTATAAGTTTAAATGCAATAACTATTACAACATCAGCAAATACAATAGAGTCTTTTGCAAAGTATATAAATTTAACTGCCGATGATGTATTCAACATATCTGCTTCTAATACTTTATCGTTAAGTAGTAGTGATTTAAATTTAACTGCCGATGATGCACTTAATATATCTTCTAATACTTTATCGTTAAGTAGTAGTAGTGATTTAAATCTTGCCGATAAAACATACTCAACAACTCTCACAGAAATAATGAATAGATTAAAAGCATTGGAAGAAAAAGATATCTTACAAGACGTTGGAATTGCAGTTGCTATGACTCTTCCACAACCTAATCCATAATCAAAATCATAGGCTACACAGTAGTGTAACACTATGTCAAGCGAATGTCAACACTTATAAGGAAATAACATGACGAATCACGAAAATTTAGTAAATTTATTTGAATCATATCTTGCAGAGAATGCGAAGTTTGAAGAAAAGGGCAATAAAGCCGCTGGCACTAGAGCAAGAAAAGCATTAGCAGAATTAAGTAAAGCAACAAAAGAACGCAGAAAAGAAATTCAAGATGCCAAAACGGCAGAACAAGCGACATAAATAAAAGAAAAAAATGGCAGATATCGCATTCTTCAAAGACTTAAGTTTAGATTTCACCCCTCATCCGGTGAGTGGAGACGTTCGCCCTGTTATAAATGAAGTCGCAATCAAAAGATCAATAATCAATTTGATTCGAACTAAAAAAGGAACTAGACCTTTCAATCCATTATATGGATGTAATTTGAGTGAGTATCTTTTTGCATATGAGCCTGGCTTCTCTGAATTCAACATGAAAAAAGAAATAGTTGATGCCATCACAAGACATGAGCCTAGAGTTACAGTCGATAAGATTGATATTAAGTACGAAGAGTATGGAATCACATTAAACATACAGTATATTATAAGAAACATTAATAGAGTAGGTTCTATCACAACATCGTTAGCAAGGGCGGCATAAAATGGCCATAGACAATAATTTAAGAATAGATGAACTTAATTTTGAAGGTATCAAAGACAACTTCAAAAGATACTTGCAGGCACAGGACCAATTCAGAGATTATAACTTTGATGGTTCTGGCATGTCTGTTCTTTTGGACATGTTAGCATATAACACATACTACAATTCATTCTATCTTAACATGGTAGCATCTGAGGCGTTTCTTACTACAGCACAAAAAAGAAATTCTGTTGTAAATTTAGCGAACTCTTTAAATTATTTGCCTAGATCAACATCGTCTGCATCTATTACTGGAACGTTATTACTCAGCGTGACTGGATCACCAGGAAGTGTTTCTGTTCCAGAATACACACAATTCAATGGTATCATTGATGGTGTCACATATCGATTCTCTAATGTTGAAGCAAAAACATTCTTTTCTAATTCTGGCGTTTTTTCTGACACAATCACACTAACAGAAGGTTCGTTAGTTGCAACACGATATACAGTAAATGGTGCTGATGCGGACCAAAGATTCTTGATTCCAAATACGAAAATAGATACAACAACAATAACTGTTACAGTTTTGAATTCTGCTGTTGACAGCACAACAAGAACTTTTACTAGGTCTACAAATTTAGTTGAATTGACTTCAACTTCTCAAGTTTATTTCTTGCAAGAAGCAGAAGATGGCCAATACGAATTAAAATTCGGAGACGGAACATTTGGTAAGTCTTTAGACAACGGAAACATTGTTGTTATTCGATATCTTGTTTCGAATGGAAAACTTGGAAATGATATTTTAAATCTAACATTTGCAGATTCCATTACGGGTGTCACTAGTGCAGTATTTACTGCTAATGATCCTGCCGCAGGTGGAGATGATAGAGAATCTACAGCACAAATTAAATTCAATGCGCCAAAAACATACGAAGCGCAAAATCGTGCAGTAACTGCTGAAGACTATAGAGCATTATTGCTGAGTCAACCTACAGTTGATTCTGTTGTTGTTTGGGGTGGTGAAGACAACGATCCACCAACATATGGTAAAGTTTTTATTGCCATTAAACCAGTAAGCGGTTCCGTGTTAACTGCTACAGAAAAATTAAACTTAATAAATTCAGTTATCAAACCTAAAAAAGTTTTAACAGTACAAACAGAAATTGTTGATCCTGAATACTTGTATATTACTGTTAATGCGACAGTAAAGTATGACGCAAAGAAAACATCATTGTCTTCAGACACAATTTCTGGATTAGTTAGAGATACTATTACCGCATACAACCTTTCAGACATTAGTAAATTTGGAACATATTTTAGATATTCAAAACTGTCAAGACTAATTGATATGTCAGAACAATCAATTTTAAATAACGATACTGTAATAACAATCAAAAAAGAAATTGACGTTCAATTAGGACAAGCCGTAAGATACGAAGTCGGCTTTTCAAATGCACTAGACGATACTACACGAAATAGGTCTACGACATACGCATATGGCGATGGAAATAAAATAACATCCAACAGATTCACATATCTTGGATACGATAACTGCTACTTAGAAGATAACGCAGGCCTATTAAGAATTTACAGATTAGAAGCAACTGGAAATATTGGTGTGTTAAATAATGCTGGTACTGTAAACTATGATACTGGTAAAGTTGTCTTAACAAACTTTGCGCCGACTGCATTTTTTGATGGCACTAGTAAACTTAAATTAACTGCAACACCAAAGAACAAAGATATTTTGCCACTAAGAAATCAAATCTTAACAATAAGAAATACTGACGTTTCAGTAACTATGGTTGATGATAACTCTATTAGTTTAGTTAGCAGATAAAAATGTCAGAATCTAAATTCAAGCCATCGTTTGGCGTAGAAACATTACTTTCCGGAGACCTGGCAACAGAATCCGAAAAGTTTTTGTTGTTTATGAAAGCATACTATGAATGGATGCAAACAACAAAATTAGATGTTACAAATCAAACAGGCACATTTGTTCGTGGTGAAACTATTATTGGTTCATCTGGTGCAAAAGCAGTAATAAAACAAATCAATGGTAGTGAAATTGTTGTACAAGTTGACACTAGACTACCATTCAGTTTACATGAAGTAATTACGGGACAAACTTCAGCCGCATCGGCTGAGGTATCTTTTGTTCGAGATAACGTTGTTCGTAGAACAGGAAAATTATTAGATTATCGCAATGTAGAAACATCCATTGATTCTTATATTGATTATTTGAAAGATGAATTGTACCCTAGTATTCCAATATCATACTATGGTGATAAGCGAGTAATTGCATCTAAGTTTAGAGAATTCTTCCAATCTAAGAGTAATGAAGATTCTTATCGATTTATTTTCAAACTATTGTATGATGATAATATTGACTTCTATTATCCAGGAACTGACATTATTCGTGTCTCTTCTGGTAAGTTTGAAAAGACGCAGGTTATTAGAACTGCCGCATCTGCATATGGATATAATTCGCTAGGTAATCTTTACACTAGAGATATTTTTTCATTCTTAAATAAAACAATTCGTGGACGAACTACGGGCTTTCTTGCGAACGTAGTAGACATTAAGAAATTCTTTATTGGTTCTAGAGAAGTTGCCGAGATGACATTGAAACTTGTCAGCGGCTCGTTCGTTGGCGGTGAAGAGATTTATGATATTACCGATGAGAATTTATTTACTAATCTTTATGGTATTGTATCTCACGTTAATGTTATTGATGGTGGTTCAGGATATAAAAATGGTGACCCTATTACTATCTCTGGAGATGGTTCAGAAGCACAAGCAAAAGTTATTTCGATTAAAGAATCTCCAATTAGTGCATTAAAAGTAAATGCTCGTGGTTATGGATATCAATTAAATACTTACGCAACAATCAACAATACCGATACTGGTGGTTCTGGATTGATTGTTCAAGTTACTGGAATTGCAAACACATATACTGTGGGTGAAGTTTCAGAAGTTTCTGTTATCAATAGAGGTAGCGGATATTTCAAAAAACCAACTATCACATTACAAGACACTACAATTGCATCTTTAGGATTACTGTCTGAAAAATTAATTACGATAAGTAATGCTGGTTCTAACTATGGAGTTGGAAACACTTTAATCTTTACGGGTGGCGCTGGCGCAAACGCAGCCGGTAGAATTGCATCGGTTGTAGAGAGTACGACATTCGATTTGTTATTTGAAGATGGTCAACGAATGACTGCTGACGGCAGTTATTACGACATTGTTAAAAATGAAGATTGGTCAGTAAAGGGTTCAATTAAGCGTATTGAGTTAACTAATTTTGGTACTGGATATCAAACTGGTAATCTACCATCAATCACAATCAATACGACAACTGGTGCTGGCGCTAGTTTAATTGCAACAAACGTTCAAGGTAAAAGCGCAAACGTTACTGTAGACACATCAAATAACATTACAGGTATCGGTTCTATTCGTGCCATTGAAGTTACGAATTTTGGTATCAACTATAGCACAGCAAGTGCATATGCAAACACAGCAGGTGATGGTAATGCAGTATTAAGTCCTGTTGTTTCTGGACTTGGTATCAGAGAAGGTGTTTGGTTAGTCGATGAAGGTAAAGTTGATTACAAAAAGATTCAAGACTCATACTACTATCAAGACTACTCTTATGTTATTAAGAGTGGTTTAACATTCCAGACATACGCAGATACGCTAAAACAAATTGTTCACCCTGCCGGTTTACAATTCTTTGGTGAGATTCAGATTCTTAATGAGATGGATCTTCATTCTGAATTGATTACACAACTTCAGAAATACAGAATTGCGTTTGCCGGTTTAGCAATATCTGTTGGTATCACACACACAGATTCTCAAATTCAATGGGTGTTCAGAATTGAAGAACCTCCAATGAATACTGTGACTGCTAGGGCAAATGGAGTAATGACTCTATTTGCTGGTCCTACAACCACAAATGCACAGATCGAATACACGAAGTTGGCATTGAAGTATTTGATAAATGGTACAAACAATGTAACCGTAAATACTGCTCCTAATGTAATATCAGAAACATTAAGCATAACACGCCCACCAACAACAGTAAATCTGTATCGTAGAAACATTACAGATTTAGAGTTGGGTGAATTATCTGCATCTACATTAAATGATATAATTCCTCAAAGCATTTATGAGGGATCACAAGTTGCATATCGAAATTCAACTTTAGATTCGATCTATTCAAACTACGCTAGAATTTATCAAGAAACGATAAAGAAGTTATCTACTTTACCAACTACGTCAGTATTGAAGCCTGATACGCATGAGTACAAATTAGTCAATCACGCAAAACGTGTAACACAAGTACAAGAGATAACTTTAAACGATTGGCAAGATTTAACTTTATCTGCAAGACAGAATACAAATTTCCAATTTGTTTTAATTACGCCAGAAAGTTTAGTTGATGCAAATACAACCATATCGGTTGTTGAATCTGGCGCAAGAGCGTCCAAAAAAGATACAAGCAAAAATGCTACAATTGGAATACACAGACAAAATTTCCAAGATTTTGAGATTGGTGTAATCCAAGACCAAACATTCAATAACTATACATTACAGAGTGTTTATGAAGGTACGCCCATCACCATTGCAAATTCTACTGTTGATGACATCTATGTAAACTATCAGAGAACATTTACTAGGGCAATAAAAACATTTAGTCCTGAAAAGGCAGTATGTAATATATTGTCCGCACAGGAATATAAATTAGTCAATCATGCAAGACGTTTAAAACAAGCGCAAGAGGTAACTCTGGATGATTGGCAAAATTTAACTTTATCATCAAGAGGCGACACTACACTCGATTTCTTCTTGATATCTGGAAATGGTTCAACTGACGGAAATGTGCCTGTTGATGTTGTTGCATCTGCCATTAATACTGGTAAGAAAGATACAAATAAATCTTCAACAATTGGTATCCATAGAATAATCTTTGAAGATTTGCTTATCGGTGAAGCATCGGATCAAAAGTTAAGCGACTACACATTACAAAGTGTGTATGAAGGAACACCTGTTACTAACGAGAGCCGTGTGTTC